GGCGGAGACTGTGGTTTTCGAACCAACGCAGGAAGGGGGCAAGTGGATGCTGCGCAGCACCATTTCGAACCTACAACGTGCGGCAGAATTCGGCCAGAAGTCGACATTTGCAACCTATGAACTCGGGACCGACACGCTAAGGTAAAAAGCCCCAATTGACTCCTCAAGATGCGCAAATTTGTAGTCGCCCACTTTATTCTTTCAGTAGCAGCTTTATGCCTGTGCGCCTATTGCTTTCTACAAATTCCTTTCGACAAGGTCAGCACAGAGTCCGCGATTGATGAAATTGAAAGAACATTCGTTGTACGCATGAGCTTTGATGCAAAGCAATTAGAGTATCTCGATTGGCTTGCTGGATGGATTCGCGGGAACACTGCTGCGTTTAAGAGCGCGCACAGCAACCTCTGGCAGGCAGGCGTGTACGGCTTCGGTGCGTTCGGCCTGCTGAGTGCGGCTCTGGGGTTCTTAATGAGGAGAACACTGCGCGCGAATGAATCTGGCAAATCGCAGCAGGGCTGATGCCAAAGGTGAAATGCAACGCGTTTAATACTTTGCCATCAACGTCGGGCTTGAGGAATCCGCGATGTCTCTTTTGGGCCCTGAGCAGTCTCTCAGTGCTAGGGCGATTTATGCCCTTTTGCTTGGCTTTCGAGCTCACTGCGGTAGAGCCGCTGAGCGATCACTACAACGATGCTCAGCACAAGCCACACCGCAAACGGCAGACCGAGGGGAGTCCCGGCCGCGAGCAAGGCAAGCATGGTCGCAACAACCATGTAAGAGGTTCCGTACCGCTTAGCAATAGCTGCCCCGTGCGGGAGTGGAGCGTGACTGGCGTCGCGAACCAACTTTAAGTCCCCTAGAAATCGGACGCGCCACCCTATCCAGCCACAGTACAGCGCAACAAACAGCATGTACGCATGCAGCGCAAGCACTAGATAGATTGCACTTCCAAATTTTTCTGTCATTTGGTCTTACAGATGTCCGTTTGTGGCCGCTATGCGAAGTATAGAATTCCCAGCCAAACAAGAAGTGCGCTGAAAGCCGCCACCTGAATACGCTTGCTAATTGCATTCAGACGGTCAATTTCTACATCGAGTTGCGCAGATTTTTCTGAAGACTTTCGCTTGCTTAGCCTGGCGATCTTTACCGCCATGACTAGCTGCACAACGGCAAATATGAGCAGAATTATTGCGACTTGATACTTGGTCATAGCGGCTTCTTCTGGTCGAGTTGAACGGCATCAGCCAGCGGCCGGTAGTGGCCGCATTCTGCCCCACGGCGAGGGGCGCTAGCGGGCCCAAAGCGGGAAGTCAACGCCTTGGTTACAGAGCAAAAATACGTCCGGCGATTGCCGCAAAGAACGCCGCAAGGTTAAAGGTAAGTAAGGCGAATAGCGTCCGCCGGAATCTGAACCCTGACAGCGCGCACACGAGCAGTGTTGCACTAACGGAGAGGAGAAACGCACCACTGGTGTACGCGGCTACTCCGTGCAGAACGTTAACTTGTAAAGGGGCGCTACGCGATCCTCCCTCGGCAAGTTCTCCGGTTTGCAAGGCGATGACTCCTGCACTACCCGACATGGTGGCGAGCATAAGAAGGATCGCTTTCCCGCCTATCCGCTCAAATGCCGACGATGGCCTCTCAGGTTGTGACAGCCCGTCTGTGGCTTGGCTCATGTCGTTTCCTCTTCCAAGATCAATGTCCGCTTCTGGCCGGTTGCAGCCATCGTAGCAGCGGGCTCCAGAAGGACAAAACGCGATCATTGTCATTCGGCTATCTGAGGCTGCTGTGGTCGGGTTTAGTGACCCGATAGATGGCTCGTTTCACGCTGGAGGTGTGCACGTCGAAGTGGTCCGCAAGGGCCTGCATGGTGTAGTTGCCTGAGAGGTACATGCGGACCAGTTTGGCTTCGGTTTTTTCGGGCATGGCGCGTGCCCTTCCGAACTTCTGACCCCGAGCTTTTGCGGCTTCAAATCCAGCGGCGCAACGCTCGCGGATCATGGCTCTTTCGAACTCTGCGAAGGCGCCCAGCATGTGGCAGAACATGCGGCCAGCAGGGGTACTGGTGTCTATCGACTCTGTGAGGCTGCGGAATGCGACGCTGGATTGCTCCAGCGATTCCAGCAGCCGTAGTAGGTCCCGTAGGCTGCGGGATAGGCGGTCCAGTTTGTAGACCACCAGCACGTCACCTGGGCGCAGTTTTGCAAGGAGGGATTGCAGCTCAGGGCGTCGCGCGACGCCGCTGCGCTTCTCTTGCACAACGTGTTTGATTCCTGCGCGTTTGAATGCCGCGAGCTGGACGGCAGTGTTTTGCTCGGTGGTGGAAACGCGCGCGTATCCGTAGACCGTCAACGGTCCACGTACTGGCTCTCAAAGCGCTTTCGAGCGGCCATGTATTCATTGGCGCACGCAGTGGTGCCTGAGTCCAGTTTGCAGTTTGGAGAGGGTTGGTGGAATCTTGCCCATGCGTCCTCTTTCCGCTGTCGCCTTTCAGACTCAAGCCGTTTCTCTAGGGCTTGTGCAGCACGTAGGCCCTCCATGTGCTGGCGCTCTTCCTCTTTGGCCTGCTGATTCAGTTCATTCTGCTTGGCAATCTCCGCATTCGTGCGTGCGGCTTGAGCCTTGATCTCTTGAGCGGCTTTGCGCATCGCTTCTTCGGCCCGGTAGGTCAGGATTGCTTCGTAGGCGAATGCGGCTGCAAGCCCGCCAATAAACACGCCAAGGGCGATCTTGAATACATCAACCAAGAATTTGCCGGTGTCTTCTTCTTCAGGTCGAAACGGGCGCCTGTTCATGCTCTCTCTCCTTGCGATGAGTGTATCTGTGTGCAGTAGCAAAGGGCACGAGTTGCACTGCGGTCTGACATGGTGCCCTGCGGCCCCATACCCCCGCCCCAGCCCTGCGCCACATGGGCTATGGGCTGGGTCCCCGTTGTCTCTCAGTGAAGAACCAGCCTCACTGGATCAAGCTGGAGCGCACTTGTGCATTGCGCGCTGCGAGCCCTTGCGCCCATTCAGACGTCGATTGCACCTGCGGATGTTTGTGCGCTGGGTCGGGCACTGGCACGGTGCGAACCGGGGCTGCTTGTGCCATTTGCTGGCCCGTTGGCGGCATGTTGCGGCCCTGCTGATAGTCGCCCCTGTCGCGGTGGCTGTATTCGCCCTTGCTGGCCGTTTTCCAGTCCATGAAGAAGCCTTGCGCCACGATCTGCATGCACACAGCCGGACTCACATGCAATAGGGTGGCTTGCTGGGTGTAGCAGTTGCAGACCTTGCCCATGTGCACGCACGCGGCAGGGTATGGAGCCTCGGTGGGCTTCGTGACTTCATCGTAAGCCGGTGCAGTGTGCGCAAAGTCCTGCAGCCGAGGCACGCGGTGCGCAATGTATTCATCCGCAGTCATCACCTGGGCGACTTGCCGCAGGTTTTGACTAGGTGAACTGGCCGCATTTGTGCCTGGCTGGTTTGCTGTGGTTTCTGTAGCGGGTTTGGCCTGCTTAGTGGCGTTCTTGTAAACGCCGGTGACTGCGAAGTACAGCGCCGCAGGAACGGCGATGGCGCACGCGGCCAGGACAAAGACGGCCCGAGGGATCTTCTTTTTCCCGGTGTGCAGGCTGGCCGAGCGATACCAGCTGTAGACCTCTTTCGGATAGCCCACCATCGAGACTTCGCCGCGTGCGCCTGCGCCGGGTTCTTCGCACTTCATGTCCGGGCTTGAGAAGCGAAGAACGCTCACCACATCGGCGCCAAAGGCCCGCTTCAGGTGGCGGTGCCATGAAGGCTTGTCGATCAGGCGACGCACAAACACATCGATCAGCGATGGGTGCGGGCAGATCATCCAGAAGTCAAAGCCGCGCCGCCGCCGATGCTGTGCGATGGCCTGCACGTAGTCCGGAACGTCAGAGCCTGAGCGCCTGAGCGGGAATTCGTTTTGGCATTCGTCCATCACGCAGATGGAGCCATCAGGCAGGTCTTGCCACTTCTTGGGGTCGAACTTCTGCCAGCCGAATTCCGCTGCCTTGGCCTCGTCCATGTCGAAGCCGTGATAGTAGACCGGGCGGTTTTCCTTGAGCTGCTGTGCGCGCACATCGCGCAGGGTGATCAACGTTTTTCCGGCGCCGTTCGCTCCGGTGGTCAGGTAGATCATTTCATGACCCATTTCTTGAAGCTGTCGCCGCTGATGCCGCTGACGATGGCCCGGGCCGCAATGGCGCTGGTGATGATGCTGATGCACACACCCACCTTCATGAAGCCAATCAGTCCGATCAATTCAGCAGGCAGGCCACCGAGCGCGGCCAGTGCCCCGGCCTTCATCCAATCGAGGGACGATGACACGCCGGTATAGGTCACAACGCTGATGCCCAAGGCGATCAGGATGCGGCCCGCGAGCGTGCCTACGAGGTTGATCAACATGCCGCCGATGGCAGCAACAAAAATGGGCATGGTGTTATCCCCTTGTGACGATGCGGGCGGCCAGGAGCATTGACACGGCCACCAAGATATTGCCGAGCATGGCGAGGTACTGGCAGAGGTTGGACAGGGGCAATGACACGCCCTGGCCCCACACAGTGACGCTCAAATCTCCGATACAGCCACCGCCGCCGAGCGGGTCTGATGTGTCGATGCGACCGCTCAGGCTGATGGTTTCATTGCCGGGCAGGTCGCCGGTCTGGTTGCCGGTCTTGCCCTTGTTGGCGTTGTAGAGGTCAGATTCAGCGCTTGTATCGTCGAACAGCTTGCAGTTGCGGGCGTACTGCTCTTTCGCTATGGCGCACTGGATCGCGTCACCTTCACAAGCGTAGCCAGACATGCAGGAGCCACCAAAGCCGCTGCCGTCATCCTCTCCATCACCGTTGCCATTGCCGGTGCCGCCACCACCTGTGCCAGTACCACCACCGCCACCCGAGGGGGGTTCTGTGTAGACACACTTGCCGTTGATCTTTATGGAGCCCTCGGGGCATTTGCCGTCGCCGTCTGGTGCTTCAGGGTTTTTGACGCACCAATCTCCGCTTTTGTGAAAGCCAGGAGGGCACTTGCCATCGGGCGGGGGAGGAATAACGATCGGAGGCGGAAGCGTAGGGCCACCAGTGCCGGTGCTGGGGCCGGACCCACCATTGCCGGTGCCGCCGTTACCTGTGCCGCCATTGGCGGTGCCGCCATTGCCAGTACCGCCGTTACCTGTGCCGCCATTGCCGGTCCCACCGTTGCCTGTGCCGCCATTGCCGGTGCCACCGTTGCCGGTGCCGCCGTTACCTGTGCCGCCGCCGCCCGTACCGTTACCGCCGTTACCTGTGCCGCCGTTGCCGGTGCCACCGTTGCCGGTGCCGCCATTACCGGTTCCGCCGTTACTGCCACCGTTGTCGCCGCCGTTATCGCTGGGGCCATTGCCGCCGCCTGTGCCGCCGTTGCCACCGGTACAAGCGGCGCCAGTGAAGACGCCCGCTCCGGTGCAGCTTTCTTGACCGTCGAAACGGACGCAAATGGTGGGCTTTACACGCACTTGGCAGTTGAGCCCATCGGACATTTCGCACAGGTAGGTGACGCTATCGCTTAAGTCGGTGTAGTCGCCAGCAGAGGTGCCCGCCTTGCATTTGTTGGGCTTGCACTTCTTACCAACGCGGGTGGTTCCGGGAGGACATGGCGGGTCTTTGATGCAGTCTTCACCAACCCGGGTTTCGTCCTCTTTGCAGTTGTCGCGAACGCAATGACCTGTGCCGTCATCGTGAGTGCCCGGCTGACATTGAGGCTTCTCTTTGCAGCCGCCATCGAATGGCACCAAGCCAGCGCCGCATGTGCAGACAGAGGCACCAGAGCCGCTAGTGCTCATGGTTGAGCCGGAGGGGCAGGAGTCTGGCCCCTTTTGCTGGGTGCATTTGCCGTCGTAATACCCGTTGTTGTAGGTGTAGCCGCAGTCCTGCACCTTGGGATTCGCCGTGGCCTTGCACGTCCAACTGGCGGAGATACCGGCGCCAAGTTGACCGACAGGGAAATTGGTGGAGTTGCAAGAGGCTGTATTCCACTGCCCGGGCGTTGCAGGGAAGGGGCCACCGTCGGCCAGCGCGGGAGGCCCGAAGCACAGAAGCAGGACCGCGACGATCAGGCGGTAAAGATCAGCCATGCGGCCCCCAAGATTGCGATGATGACAAAGAGGCCCATTTGTTTTGCACCTTGTAGAAGCTCACCCCTCGTGAGCTTTTGCAAGGCCCCTGCCGGCCGGTCAGGGACACATGCGAGGGCCGCTTAGGACAGGGCTTGACGCACCCACTTAAAGGCCTTGACGCCCACGTGCAGGATGAGCACAGCGGCGCCGACAGCGGCGATAGGTGCAGCCTGCAAAGCAATGTCTGCAGTGACGGCCGTCACGTCGACTGCGGCGGCGTTTGCAGCAGCAGCACCGGCCAGAGCGGCAACGGCGACGAGCGAGCGATTGAAGGTTTTTTGCATGTCAGATTTCCTCTTTGGTAGTTGATGAATTGCCGTCGATGTGCAGGGCGCGGATGAGCATGCGAAATGCCCAGCCGACAGCCCAGACCGCGAGGACGGCGCCCGCGATGGCTGCTCCATCCGCTGTATCGAGTTGCAGCGGAGGGAGGCTTAATTCATGCACCACAGTCACCGTGCAGGCGCTGGGGCATTCGATGACGGTGGGGTCAGCCACGTGGCATGGCCCGCAGGATTGCTTGCGCCCGCAGGCGTGCCTGGGCGATGCGCTCGGCAGTGCTTGCGCGAGAGCGCAGACGCTCAGAGAGGGCGACTACCGCGCCATGCACCAGTACGAACAACAACCCGCCGACGAAGCCCGCCAGGAGGGCGAGCATTGCCACGCGCTGGGCGAAGAATGCGAGGTCAATTTCCAAAGTGTGGCTCCTGCTTTTTGTAGAGGTCGTCCAGGTCGATGACCTGTGGCCGGTGGAATGGCTCGGTGTGGTCCTCGATCAGCTGCACGCAGGTTTCGAGGTCTTCCACCACTGCGGCTTCGCAGAGCAACATGACCCACTCCGGCTGTCCGTCCTCGAAAGACGGCGCAAGGAAAGCGCCTGTTGTGCGGGACTGAATCACGTTGCGCATGGGGTGCCTTCGGGCCTTACGCGGCCTTGGCTTGGGCAGCGGGCTTGATCGCCAGCAGCGTCAATTTCGTGGTGTTCTCAGCACCGGCCACGATGTCGAATTCGCACTCGCACATGACGCCGCCAAGGGGCCAAGAGTTCTTGAGGTGTGCCCACTTCTGGAACTCTGTGGAATCACCGAGCTTGAAGGGGCGAGTGACAACGCCGATGGATTCGCCGCTGCTGGTTTGGGCAATGTCCACGGACAGGTGGAAGGTGGTGGAGTCGAAGGGACGGCCTTCAATCTCGCCCTTGGATTGCTTGATACCGTGCAACACGGCTTTGCTGGTCATCTTCATTTTTTGATCCTTGGTTACGGCCTAAGCTGGTTGCATCCCGGACCGGCCACGCCCAGGTGCGAGAACACGATGGAAGGCGCGATCAAATGCACCTGCAATCTCGTTTTCGTTGAAGCGCTGGAGCCGTCCAGGCGCTTTTTTGTTGAACAGGATTTCTTCGATGAACTGCGTGTTGCCGAGGTGCTTGAAGCACAGCGCGATGCTGGGCGCGGCGGTGTCCATGAGCCACTGCACGTTGCGCTTGACCTCGGCGCAAATGGTTTCAGCGGCGAGGCGCTGCGTGGTGCGTACAGGCTCGGGCGTGGCCTGTGATCCGGCTTCGCGCAGCATGGCTGCGTGCCATTCACTGGCCCCTGCAAAGAAGTCGGCAGGACGACGCAGCATGTCGGGCGAGAGAACGCGCAGCTTGTTGCCGTAGCGCAGCTCAACGCGCAGCCATGGGCTGTCATCCTTCGGGCCGAAGAGCTGGTGCCCCTTTTCGTACACGTTGGTTTGTTTGCCTGCTTCCTTGCTGCCGAAGTAGAAGGAGCGGGCGCGCCCGTTGCACCAATCACCGACCTGATTGCAGCTGGGTGTGCGGCCATGGTGGTCCATCAACCCTGCCTTGTAGTCGGCCTGCACGCGGTCCATGCCACCGGCGAAACCGTCGAAGAAATCGAGGGCGAGGTCTACGCGGGTGATCGTGGCTTCGGTGCGCTCCACGATGGCGGCGAGACGTTGATTGAAGCCGTGGCGGGCGAAGGTGCAGGCGGTGCCGTAGAGGTTGCAGTGAATGGTGCGGGCCTGCGCGTGCTGGCGGGGGCTGTCGCCACTGGAGAGGTAGCCGACCCAACCGCATTCAACCTCATTGCGAACGATGGACCAGCGAAAGCGGTAGAAGTCGTGGCCCTTGCGGATTTCAGGGAACACGCTGAACTCTGGGCCGAGGGCTTCGCATGCTTGCTCGGCCAGGGCCTTGGCCTGGACGCTGGCCGCAAAGTCTGCATCGGGCATGTCTCGCAGCAGTTCGGCAAGGCGTGCAGCGCGTTCAACGTGGGGCACATCGTCAGACCAGCGCGCACCGTCGTGCAGAGGGAACAGGTCTTCAATCGTGGGCGTGGGCGCGTTGCGCAGGGTGCAGGTGAAGCGGACCCAATCGACATGAACGGGCTGCTTCGTTTTGGTCCGCTCTGCAGTGAGACGCAACTTCACTTCGTTGCCGTCGAGAACGAGGTCGGTTTTCTTTGCGCGGGTCATGCTTGTGACTCGTTCAGGTTCTCCCCGTGATTACCAACGGGGAGGGTTGGGATACCGCGCGTCGCTGCCGCGCCCGCGCTCCGCTTGCTGGGCGCGGCTGCGGCGCGCTGCGGCATGCCCTCAACGAGGGTTGCAATCGAATGCCATGTGTTGAGCATCCCGGCGCCGGATTGGCCCTTGAGGGTGCACACCCCCAGCGCAGGCGCTGCAGGAGCCGCCACAGCGCGTGCAGCGCCTTTGGTGGCTGAGGGTGTGCGAAACAGTGGTTTTGGGCTCATGGCGGCTCCGTGCGTATTGAAATGGTTTCAATAGCCCGAATGTTGAAAGCCCCTCAAACAATCACAAAGCGCTTTGTGGTGAAATCCCCTCAATATTGAAGGGTTCTAAACATGCCTCAGACGATGGATTTGCTGCAAAAAGCGCTGGTCTTGAAGAACGCTGCCGCGTGGTCGCGAGAGTTCAATATCACTCCTGGAGCGCTGTCACATGCGATCAAGCAGGGACGGCTAAGCCCAGTGCTTGCTGGGAACTTTGCTATCGAATTGGGAGAAGAGCCCGAACCGTGGATGGCCATTGCGGCCATGGAGGCAGAGAAGGAAAGCGAGCTGCTTGCACGGCTGAAAAGCCGCGTCAAGGCAT